ACATCTGGATCTGCCAGGCGCTGACGACCTCGAAGACGATCAACAACGGCGACCCGGCGCCCACGTTCAGCGCCGGCGCGCTCACCGTCACGTTCCAGTGATCGATGGCTCTCTCGCACGTCAAGTCCGTCACAATCGGTGACTTCACCGGGACGGTGACGGCGTTCCAGTCGAACGGGTCGACGGCGACCGTTGCGGCGAGCGATCTCGTCGCGATGCTTACTAAACGGGAGAGCAAATGACTCCTACTGAACTGAAAGCCGTCATCGACGCCAAGGCGCAGGCGGAACCCGAGTTCGCCGCGCTGCGCGATGTCGGCGACTGCACCGGCATGGCGGCGGCGCTGTCGGTCGGCCGCACCAAGGTCGTCAGCCACATGATCACGGAGCGCGGCGTCATGGCCGCGCTGGGCGTGGTCGCGGGCGAGGCGTTCCTCGAAGGGCTGGAAGCGTTCGCTGCGGCGACGCTGCCCGGCGGCCACCCGCTGGAAGCGGCGCATCCCGGCATCAAGCGGATGATCGGGTGGCTGAAGACCGACGCGGGCCTGGACATCGGCTCGACGCAGGCGCACGCGCTGCTCGACGGGCTGGCTGCGGCTGGTGTGCTGGTGTCCGGCGACGTGGCGACGATCAAGGCGCTGTCGGTCCAGGCCGACGTGATCGGTTGGTACGAGGTCGCCGAAGCGATGAAGGTGGCCTGATATGGCAAACGAAGCCAAGTTCGTCTACGGCACACAAGCCACCATTACTACGTCAGGGGCGGCCACTTCGTCTGCGCAACTGAGCGCGAGCGTCGGGTCGTACGCCACGGCGCAGACCAACGACTACCCCGACGCGGTGTTCATGCTGAAGGTGGCGAGTTCGTCCCCGTTCGGTGGCACGCCGACTGCGGGCAGCACGCTCGACCTTTACGTCGTACCGCAGCAGGTAGACGGTTCCACGGGCGATCAGGTGGCTCCGGCTACGGGTGCGTCCACGGACGCGTACAAGGGCATCTACGTCTGCTCGTTCGTGCTGAAGGCGTCGAACACGGGCAGCGACATGTACGTGGCGTTCGGTTACGGCTTGCCGAAGGAGGGCACGTTCTACCTGTACAACGGCTCGGGTCAGTCGCTCGCGGTGAACTGGAGCCTGTACATGACGCCGCGCACGCTCGGCCCGGCCTGATCGGACCCACCGTGAACCAGCGGGGCGGCGTCGCGAGGCCCGCCCCGTTTTTCATCTGAGCCATGCCGCACATCGTTGTCCCGCGTCGGAGGATTGCGCAGCCTGTCGGGCCTACTGGCGTCGATGCTCGGGCGCTGCTCGGAAGCAAGGTCATCCTAGCGGTTCCGTTCAACGGAGCGCGGGCGTTCGGCCGCGCGGCCGGTCCGATCACGTTCGGGGCGAATGGCAGTCTGGCGGGATCGGCTGTCGGCCTTGCTCTGAATGGCGGATCGTCGGCAGCAATCGCGAGTGTTCCTCTTGACCTGTCCGCGTACAACGCGATCACGGTCAGCGCGTTGGTGTACCTACGCGACGTTTCCGGCCCGGATCACATGATCTGGGAACTCACGTCGGACGGCCTCGCGACGACCGGCGGGTTCGCGCTCTACGCAGCGTCGGGTGGCGGCAAATTTGAGACGGGGCATCACGGCGACGTTGGAATGTCGGCTACCGGGTGGCTTACGGTCCCTGCGAACGGGACGTGGAGCCACATCGCCGTCGTTCACGACTTCTCGGCACCGGCCTGGGTCGAGATGAGGTTTTTCCTGAACGGGGTGGAAAAGTCCCCGTATGTTTGGGACGCTATCCCCGAGAACACGGCTGCGAGCCGCTTCGCGAACAGCACGCTCTACTTTCTGAATCGCGCGATGTCGTCGCTTCCGACCGACGCGATGATGTCGGCGTTCGCGATTCTGGAGGGGAATCAGGCGGCGTATGTGCCGATGCTCGCCGCCAACCCCTGGCAACTCTTCGCCCCCGAGCGCCTCCCCGTCTTCTTCCCCGGCAACACCCTCGGCGCTGCCCTCGCGGGCGACGCGACGGCATCGGCCGCAGCGACGGGCACGCTCACGACGGCGATCCCGCTCTCGGGCGCCGCGGTGCTCTCGGCGCAGGCAGCTGGGTCGCTGTCGAGCGTGATTGCGCTGGCAGGGGCGGCGACGGCCGCCGGCGGCGCGACTGGGAACCTGTCGACGTCCATCGCGCTCGCCGCGGCCGCGCAGGCGGCCGGTGCTTCTACCGGCGCCCTCACGACGGCGATCCGCCTGGCCGGCGACGCGACGGCACTGGCCGCCGCGACTGGCGCGCTGTCGTCGCAGATCGCACTGCAGGGCGCGGCGGACGCGCTCGGGGTTGCCACCGGCGACCTCACCGTTGCGCTCGGCCTGGTGGGCGCCGCGCAGGCGTCCGCGCAGGCTTCCGGCGCGCTGAGCACATCGATCCCGCTCGATGGATCAGCTGCCACCGCTACGGTCGCAGACGGGCAGCTCACGACGCAGATCAGGCTCGCGGGCGACGCGATTGCCGCGGCACAGGCGAGCGGCGCGCTCACGACGGTGATCGTGCTATCCGGCGCCGCCGTGGGCGCGGCGCTCGCGACAGGCGATCTCACCGCAGTGAGCTCGGGCCTCGCCGGCGATGCGTCGGCCGGCGCGAGCGCCACTGGCGCGCTGACGACGTCCATCCCGCTGGCCGGCGGGGCGCAGGTCTCCGTGATCGCGTCCGGTGCGGCGTCGACGACGATCAGCCTGGCCGGCGCGGCCGTCGGCGTGGTCTCGGCCACCGGCGACCTGGTGGTCGCGCTGGCGTTGAGCGGGGATGCGGTCGCGGCGGCCCTGGCCGGCGCGACGCTGACGACGGCGATCACGCTCCAGGGCGCGGCGGTGGCGGCCGCGCAGGCGAGTGGCGAGATCAACATTGGGCCGGTGATTCCGGTGCTGGCGGAGGTCGGCGTGAGGGTGTCCCACGTCGTCCAGCGCGCGGTGCGGACGAGCTCGACGACTGCAGTGCGGCGCGGCTCGGTGCACGCGATCCGGAGGGGGTAGAGATGGGCCTGCGAGTCACCACCGAGCCGACGGTCGAGCCGGTCACGCTCACCGAGGCGAAGCTGCAATGCCGGGTGGACGTCGCCGATGATGACGCGCTCATCACGCGCCTGATCAGCGCCGCGCGCTCGCGCGCCGAGCAGATCACGCAGCGCTCGATCGCCGAGCAGTCGCTCACGCTGTACCTGGACGAGTTCCCGACGGACGCGATCGAGTTGCTCAAGGGGCCGGTGAACACGATCACGTCGGTGAAGTACTACAACGACGCTGGCGTGCTGACCACGATCACGTCGACGAACTACGCGCTCGACGCGACGCAGGCGACCTCCTGGGTGCTGCCGGCCTACGGTTACTCGTGGCCGCCCACGCAGGATGTCGGCAACGCGGTGCGCGTCGAGTATACCGCCGGATGGGCGCCGGCGAGCGTGCCCGCCGACATCAAGGCGTGGATCCTGGCCGCGGTCGCGGCGATGTACGGCCAGCGCGAGGCGATCGCGCAGTCTGACCGGGTGCCGTCGTCGGTGCGGTTCATCGACGGCCTGCTCGATCGCTGGACCGTGGCGGCGCTCTGATGCTCCCCGCCGGCCGCCTGAAGGACCGCGTGACGATCCAGTCGCGCAGCGTCACGCGCGACGCGTACGGCGCGGAAGTCATCACCTGGGCGACGCTGGCGACCGTCTGGGCGTCCGTGGAGTCGATCTCCGGGCGCGAATATCTGGCGACGACCGGGGGCGCAGATCAGCTGCGCGCCACCCGCACGACCCGCGTCGTGATCCGCTACCGCGACGACGTCGGGCCCACGATGCGCGTAGTGCACGAGACGCGCACATTGGAGATCGACGCCGTGCTCGCGCGCGGCAACGACGAGTGGCTCGACCTGATGTGCTCCGACTGCAACGAGGCGACCGCATGAGCGAGCTCTCGATTCTGGGGCTGAAGGAACTGGACGCTGCGCTGCAGGAACTGCCGGCGAAGCTGGAGAAGAACATCCTGCGCGGCGCGATGCGCGCCGGCGCGAAGGTCATGCTCGACGCCGCGCGCCAGCAGGTGCCCGTTCGCACCGGGGCGCTGCGCGACTCGCTGACTGTCAGGAGCGGATACCAGCGCGGTCGCGTCACCGGCACCGTGCGCGCCGGAAACTCGAAGGTGTACTACGCGCACATGGTCGAATTCGGAACGGCGAAGCACTTCATCAAGCCGAAGACGGCGCGCTCGCTCTTCATCGCCGGGCTGTTCCGGGACGGCGTCGACCATCCCGGCGCGCGTGGTCGTCCATTCATGCGTCCGGCGTTCGACGCGTCGGCGCCCGCGGCGATCGAGGCGATGGCCGAGTACCTGCGCGAGCGCATCCCGAAAGAGTTCGCGAAGGCGGGCCTCTGATGCGCGCGGAGAAGGTCGCGTACACGCTGATGACGGCGGCCAGCGCACTCACCGCGCTCGTGTCGACGCGCATCTACCCGTCCGAGCTGCCGCAGGGCGTCGCGCTGCCGGCGGTGGTGTACCGCACGATCAGCGGCGTCGAGCCCGGGCAGATCGACGCGGCGGCCACCTCGCGCGTCGTGCAGACCCGCATCCAGGTCACGGCGCTCGCGTCGTCCTACGGCGCCTGCAAGGACGTCCTCGAGGCGTGCCGCGCAGCGCTTCTGTACCAGCACGGCACCGTCGCGTCGGTGCCGGTGATCTCGATCATCCGCGACCTGGTCGGGCCTGACGACTTCGATGCCGAGCTCGAGACGTTCGCGCAGTCCATCGACGTGATCATCACGCACCTCGAACAGTAGAGCTCCATCCTCTCAATCCCAGCCCGCCTGAGCGCGGGCGTTTTCGTTCCTGGAGTCCGACATGACCATCGCATCCGGAGTCGCCAAGCAGCTCG